CCTCAAGTCATGGATAAAGGAGTGTCAGGAGGACGGCAGAGTGCATGGCAGAGTGCTTACCCTTCGTACTATAACGGGACGCATGGCCCATCATAAGCCTAATATGGCGCAAGTACCGTCTGTATCTAGTCCCTTTGGTGCGGAATGTCGATCCCTCTGGATAACTTCCAATCCACAGACGCATCAACTTGTAGGTACTGATGCCAGTGGACTGGAACTGAGGTGTCTGGCACACTACATGAACGACAAGAAATTTACTCAGGAAGTTCTCATGGGTGATGTACATACTGCCAATCAGAAAGCAGCGGGACTTGGAACCAGAGATCAAGCCAAGACTTTCATATATGCATTTCTATATGGAGCAGGGCCAGCCAAGATAGGAAAGATAGTTGGTGGTTCTTCCAGGGCAGGAAGAGAACTCATTGGAAAGTTTCTAAAGAACATGCCAGCCTTGCAAAGATTGAGGAGCGCCATACAAGAAGCAGCCCAGAGCGGTACGATCAAGGGTCTGGATGGGCGCAAGCTACACATAAGATCTGAACATGCCGCTCTTAATACTCTCTTGCAGGGAGCTGGTGCCATCATCTGCAAGCAATGGTTAGTGGAGATGGACAAGAGGATACGAAAGGCTGGACTGGATGCTCAACTGGTAGCTTCGGTACACGATGAATACCAGTTCGAGGTAGCCAGACCTGACATAAAGAGATTCACCCAGATAACAAAGGAGGCTATACATCAAACACAGAATGTTCTAAGTTTACAGTGCAATCTTGATTGTGATCACAAGATTGGAAATAATTGGTCAGAGACACATTAGTTGTTGACCTTCCTAATTTAGTATGTTATAATAGGCGTCTTGATAATGGTAAACATCAGCGGCAGAGTCCGCTTTAAAGGAGAAGTGAAAATGGAACAACCTATTTTTGTCACTGGAAAATGCTACTGGGCTGAGATCATTAACCCCTGTACTAGATTTGATGAAGACTTCTGGGGAATGAACATACTGGTAGACGATGACAATCGTGAGCTTATCGAGGAGACTGGCTTTAAAATCCATAGTGATGAAAGACATCCTACTGAGTACATCAAGACTAAGAAGAATTATATAAATAAGGCCAAGGGAAGGCCCAATGTCCCACCTATTGTATTGGACTCCCAAAAGAATCCTTGGGATGAAAATACTTCCATTGGGAATAACAGTCTTGTAGTAGCAAAGATCATTCCATATCCTTGGAAACGTGATAAGCGTAGCGGAGTTTTAGCAACCTTACAATCTGTTCAGGTTCTTGAACTTGTATCTTACTTAACTCCAGAGGAAGATTTTTCCGTAGTGGAAGGAGGTTACGTTAACGAAAATCAGGAGAGCACACCCTTTTAATAACTAGAAAGGTAGGAGGGGGTGTTGCCAAGGGTAGCACTCCCTCTTTTATCCACATGAAGCAAATAGAAACACTTGTCGAAGACATCTATAATTTATTTACTCTTGATCCTATTGATATGGAAGAAGAGGAAGTAGATAAACATATAGATAATTTTGGTGAGATGCTGAAGGTACACATCAAAGATTTCCTGTATGAAAAACCCAGAGATCGTGCCAGTCTAAGGCTATCGGCAATTGGTAAGCCAGACAGGCAGCTTTGGTATGATCTGAATAAACCTCTAGAGAATGTCCAGCTTCAGCCCTCTACTAGAATAAAGTTTCTGTACGGTTATATTCTTGAAGAACTACTGCTTCTCTGCACCTCCATAGCTGGTCATAAAGTTACCGATCAGCAAAAGGAATTGGAGATCTCCGGTGTACTTGGCCATCAAGATTCAATGGTTGATGGTGTCTTGGTCGATTGTAAGTCTGCCAGCGGTCCTGGCTTTGATAAGTTTCGATACCATCGACTATCGGAGGATGATCCCTTTGGATATATTTCTCAGATATCTGCCTATGCCTACGCCAATGGTGTCAATCGAGCAGCCTTCCTTGTGATTAATAAATCGACAGGAGAGATATGTCTAACCCCCGTCCATGAAATGGAGATGATTAATGCTCAAAAGAGGGTGGACTACCTTAAAGGAATGGTTACAGACAGTAATATACCTGATAGGTGTTATGCTGATGTGCCTGATGGGAAGTCTGGCAATTATAAGCTTGCTGTTGGTTGTATTTATTGTGGGCATAAAAGAGAATGTTGGGGACAAGCTAACCAGGGTCATGGTCTGCGTGTCTTCCAGTATGCGAAAGGGAAAAGGTTTCTTACAAGAATTGGGAAAGAACCTGACGTAGAAGAAATATTTGATTGGTAATGCATTGGAAATATAAGAAGAAATTAGATACTATAAATAACTTTGGGTTTGTTTATGTTATAACTAATAAGAAAACTGGGAAAGCCTACATTGGTTGTAAGCAATATTTTATTAACCGAAAGGGAAAGAAGAAAGAATCTAAATGGGAAACCTACATGGGTTCAAGCAAGCACCTGTTGGAGGATATAAAAAAACTAGGTAAGAAGAACTTTACATTTGAAATTATAGATGAGTACAAGAACAAAAGGAGTTTAAGATATTATGAATGTTATTATCAGATGATCAGACATGTTCTTACAGCAACGATAGAAGGAACAGACGAACCGGCCTACTACAATAACTATGTAGGAGGTAAATTCTATAGACCTGTTCAGAAGTATGTTGAGTGACGATCCAGATCTAGCATCTCTATTTGATGCGGTACAAAAGAATTCTTATAAGAGTCTTTACTTTGCTGTTGTTCTCCAAGCTATTCTTGATACTATTAAACCTATAGCTGTCGAGGAAGACAGTCTGATTACTCTTCATAGAGATCAGGCTCAATCATGGATATTTGCATCTGTGGGTGTCACCTGTGAAAACTTTGAAGATACATGTGACTTTGCTGGAATAGATCCAAGTCTAGTGAGAAAGTTTACTGAAAAAACTATTGATATAGGAGATGTTGAAAATGTCAGACGAAACCTCACCTCCCTCTTGTAATAGTGGATCTCACTATGAAGGAGACTTTTCTTACTTCAGTCATCTAGAGAAGCCCAGTGATCAAGAAGGTCCAGCCTCAATCACCTGTCCAGAGTGTGAAAAAGATGTATATGTATATCATTTTGATTGGACTGAACTCAAGTGCCAACACTGTGGAGTTGTAGTAGAGAATGATAAATGGCAGATGAAAGGAGAATTCTCTTACTCTAGTCGTATGGAGAAACTAGGCGATAGAGAAGGAACTTATGATTACTACCTACGAAGAATGAAAGAAGAGAATGCTCTGAAGAAGCAGGTAGGTGGTCAACACTATAAAGACTGTAACATTCAACCTGTCGAGTATATATTTCAAAACGATCTTGATTACTTTGAGGGGAATGTGGTAAAATATATTACTAGGCACAGAAAAAAAGGAGAGGGAAAGAAAGATGTAGAAAAAGCCATCCACTACGCCCAACTAATTCTTGAACTATACTATAATGAACAGGCAGATAATGTTTAAATCAAATAGAAATCCTCAGTTCCGCTCCAAGTTCAGTGAAGATATCTTCAATACAAAGTATTCTCATGAGGGGGCTGAAACTCTTCATGAGCTATCATGTACGTTGGTTAACGATGTCTGTCAGAGCAAGCTAACAGCAGATGAAAAAGAAGAACTAATAGATCATATCTCCAATCTTCGTTTTATTCCTGGAGGTCGCTACCTCTACTATGCAGGGCGGGACAAGAAGTTTTTCAATAACTGCTACCTTCTCAAGGCAGAAGAGGATAACAGAGAAGACTGGGCAAAACTTAGTTGGGAAGCCGAATCTTGTCTAATGACAGGAGGTGGTATAGGAGTTGATTATTCTATCTATCGACAGGAAGGACAGATCTTGAAGGGGACAGGCGGCATCAGCAGTGGTCCCATCCCCAAGATGCAAATGATAAATGAGATAGGAAGACATGTAATGCAGGGTGGTTCCCGTAGATCAGCAATCTATGCCAGCCTGAACTGGAAGCACGCAGATATAGACCAATTTTTAGTATCAAAGAACTGGCACGATATGCCGGTGGGAAATACAGGACAGACAATCTTTGATGTGAAGCAGGATGATTTTAATTTTCCTGCTCCCCTGGATATGACCAACATCTCCGTTAACTATGATACTGAATGGTTACTTAATTACTGGGAGACAGGAGAGGTGGGAGATGTATTTAAAACTAATGTATATCAGGCTTTACGAACGGCTGAACCGGGTTTTTCTTTTAATTTCTTTGAACGAGAAAACGAAACGCTACGTAATGCCTGTACCGAAGTTACTTCGGAAGATGATTCTGATGTTTGTAATCTTGGTTCTCTCAATTTTGCTAGAATCGATGATCTTAACCAGTTGCGAGAAGTTGTTTCGCTAGCTACCAAGTTCTTACTGTGTGGTACGCTTCGAGCA